TTGCGGTGCCGATTCAGATTGCGCTTACGCTTGCCGGTCAGCCGCAGCTTGCAGGAACAATTCGCGGTGCAACGCAGGCGATGAATAACGACGGCAACATCCTGAAGGGTGCGGCGAAAGGCTTTGCTCAGGCGTCGGCGGCGCAAGTTCTAGCTCTAGGAATGGAAGCCCTCGGCGATGCGATTGACCCAAATGTTTTCACAACCGCAGAAGCCGCAATCGACGCCGGCACGCTCGGCGGTCAGGCAACGGGTATTGCCGGGCTACTTAATGATGTATCTCAAGCCACCGGTATCTCGCTATCAACCCTGCAAAACATGGCAAAAGGTGCGGCTACATCTGCTATTAAAGGCGGTGATCCGCTTGAAGGTGCAATGGCGGCTTTGGCTTCTAGCGGCACAACCTCAGCGGTCAGCGGTATTGAAGGGTTCAGTAGCCTTGACCCGGCCTTGCAAAAGTCTCTGCTGTCGATGGCCTCTGGTGCCACCAACGCGGCCATTTCTGGCGGGGATATTGGAGCAGCCGCATTGCAAAGCGGCCTTGGCAGTCTGGCGTCGAGCATCGGCAAGATGCCGCGGGAGTATTCAACACCTACTGAGTCATTCATCGACCAAGGCGGGCTTGGTTCGGGGGCTGACTACCAGCAAAACTCGCTTGCAGACTTCTTGTCTGACCAAACTCCCACTCCTGAAACTGAAGGAGATTACGGAAAATTTCTGCCAGAAGGGTTGCGTGCTGAGGATGCAACCTCGGAACAATCCGCCATTAACCCGCTACTCGCCAGTCCCACCGAATCGTGGATTGACCAAGGTCGGCTTGTATCCGATCCGTTTGCGCTTGAGATTCTTGGCACAAGCCCGGAGGAATTCACGCCGCCCACGGCTGAGGACATGTTTGAGACTCAACAGCCCACACTTGACCAGCTGCTTGCCAGTCCCACTGAGTCATGGATTGACCAAGGCAGATTGGTTCTGACGCCAGAAGACATTGCTACACCAACTGAATCGTGGATTGACCAAGGCGGTCTTGGACAGCCTCTCACACCTGCGGATATTGCCAGTTCGACAGAAGATTACATTGATCGTGGCGGCTTGGGCGGCGGTGCTCCTACGGGCGGCACTACAGGCGGTACAACATCTGGTGGTGGCACGAAACCGGGCGGCACGACGGGCGGGACAAAAGCACCCGTCACCCCTGCGCCTACAACAACACCCGCCCCTGCCGGGGCTGCTAACCAAGGTAATTTGCTGGCACTGCTGGGTTTGCTGGGCAATCAGCAGGCTCCGTCCGCTCCGCAGCAAACACCGTTGGCGGAGATCAAATCGTTCTACGATATCGATAGCGGAAAGTACACTAGCGGGTTTGGTACGCCTTATGCCGAAGGCGGCTCGGTGCGTGACCTGATGCACATTTTGAGGGGTTAGTTATGGCGGACGAATACTTGTACGGTAGCGATGTAGTGGATTACCCCGCTTTGGATTTCAGCCCTGGCGGGGGCTATTACGGCAGCGATTTGTTGGATTTGTACGTTGCGCCCACCGACTACGGCGACCAAAGCCCCGGAGGTGGATACTACGGCAGCGATCTTGTTACGGGCCAGACCATTACTGATCAAACAGCGCGAGTCCCGGGTTTTTGGGAAAACTTGTTTGGCGGAAACATCTCGGGTGCTACCGGGCAAGCCGGAGAAGGGCTTGGCAAGCTCACGTCTTCCGCTATTAAAACGCTGTTTCAAGACGACAAAGGCAATCTCGACATGCGTAAGCTGGCCACCCTCGGCGGCGGGCTGGCGGGGTTGCTCGGTTCCAAAGACGGGCTTAGCGGGTTGTTTGGCGGGTCGAGTGGGCAGCAGCCTTCCGGGTATCAAGGCGGCATTCCGCAACTGCAAGCAGTGCGGCAGCAGGTGCAAGCTCCTGCGAGCTCGCGTCCGGGCGAAGCTGGGCGTCGTTATTTCACCGATGTGCAGTATGCCCCCAAGGGCAGTGCGCCCGCAGCGCTGGCTGAGGGTGGGTTGGCTGAGTTGGCAAAGGGCCGATACCTTGGCGGGGCTACAGACGGTATGGCAGATGAGCTGCCCGCCAACATTGACGGGGAAGAACCCGCTAAGCTTAGTCACGGCGAATTCGTTGTCAGTGCGGATGTGGTTAGCCATCTCGGAAACGGCAATTCAGATGCTGGTGCCAAGCGCCTGTACGAAATGATGGATCGTATCCGCAAAGCCCGTACGGGAACTACCAAGCAGGGGCGTAAAATCAACCCCAACAAATTCCTTCCTTCGTGAGGCCAGCATGGCAGACACTACTAATCCTCTCTCCGCTGCTGGCTCCGCGATGACCTCGCAGCAATCGTCCATGCCGCAGACCAGTACCGAGTCTTCGCTTTCTAACTGGGCGGGGCCGTACGTAACTGAGATGCTGGGCAAGGGTCAGGCGCTGGCTAACGCGCCCTACCAAGCCTACACCGGCCAGCTTACCGCGGGCCCTTCGGCACTTCAGTCTCAGGCATTTCAAGGTCTGGCCGGCCTGACGGTGCCGACCGATGTTACGCAAGCTGCGGGCAAAGCAGGGCAGATTGGTCAGCAAATGCAGGGCCTGAACTACGGCCCGGCGCAGTTCACCGCGGGCACGTTTGATACGCAGGCAGCGCAGCAGTACATGAACCCGTACCTGCAAATGTCGTTGAACCCCCAGCTGGAAGAAGCGCGTCGCCAAGCGGATATTCAGCGAGTCCAACAGGCAGGCCGTTTGACCAAGGCGGGTGCCTACGGCGGCTCGCGTCAGGCCATCATGGAATCGGAACTGGCGCGCAATCTTGGGCAGAATTTGGCTGGCATCACCGGGCAGGGATACAACAACGCCTACCAGCAAGCAATGTCGCAGTTCAACGCCGATCAAGCTCGGCAGCAGCAAGCGCAGCAGCAAACAGAACAAAGCCGTCAGTTCGGTGCCGGCTACGGGCTTCAAGGGCTTCAAGCTGCTCTTGGCGCGACACAGGCGCAGGCTGGGCTCGGCCAACAAGCACAACAGGCTGGGCTGGCGAATATCGCCGCTCAACTCGGTGCCGGCGCGCAGCAACGAGGCATCACAAGCGAAGGCTTGGCCGCGGACAAAGCTCAGTTCGAACAGGAACGCGACTTCCCGTACAAACAAGTGCAGTACCAGCAGTCCCTGCTTCAGGGCTTGCCGCTCGCTACGCAGTCGTATGGCTATGCTCAGCCTAGTACCTTGACGCAGATTCTCAACAGCGCAGGTGGGGTTCGCTCGTTGTATGACGCGTTGTTTGGAAGCGGTGCGCAAACGACTAAATCCGCTGGCACGACTTGATAAGGACAGACCATGAATCGAGGAATTGACGCTGACGTGCAGGAACGGATGAACGCCTACCGCGGGAATCCCCAAGCACTTATGCAACGCTACGCTCAAAGCCAGCAGCTCGTGGACTTGCTGGCCTTACAGAAGCTCAAGTCGGACAAAGAAGCCGCCACACGCCAGATGCAGATGCAGATGGGGCAGGAGGGCCTGCCGACAATCGCGCAGCAGCGTGAGCAAGAAGTCATGGACATGACCAAGCAGGAAGTCGCACAGCGTGTAGGCGGCGTGGGCCAGCAGCAAGCCCAGCAGCAACAGCAGAACCTGCAACAGGCCATGCAAGGCGGCATCGCCCAAGCCCCCTCCCCGAACATCGCACAGTTCAAAGAAGGCGGGATTGTTGGCTATGCCGGGCCGTCCGGGTCTGTTGTTGCTAATCCCGACGTAATGGAGACTGCCCTATCGTTAGAGCAGCTGCGGAACGAATATAACCGGCTGCGATCTGTTGGTAAGTTTGCCGACGCAACGCGAATTGCACAAGCTATACGCGCTAAACAAGAAGCCGCTCCGCGCACTGTTACTACCCCTGTAGCAGAATTTAACCCCCAAATAGCAACCCCGGCTTCAGTTCCAGCAGTTACGACTCCTGCTGTAGATAAAGAATCTCGTGGGTTGCCGCCGCCTACGAGAACCTCTGTTGATAAAGATATCTCGCGTACCGGATTGAAGCCTGGGGTTATGCCACCCGGTGCCCCGCAAGGCGCAGAGAAAGCTGCCCCCGCTACCGGCATAGCCCAAGCCCTGCCGGGAGAACTTGGAGGTGCGTTTGGAAAAGCTGGTGTGGCGGCGCTCAATCCTGACTTGAAAGCTATCGGCGCAGAGAGTGAAGCCGAACAGCGTCGTCGATTTGACCCGTTCTTCCAAGAAGCGATTGCTCGTAAGCAAGCCGCGATTGATGAGTCCAAGCAACTCGAAGCTCGGGAGCAATCTTCGCGTGATCCGCTGACAGCCTTCTTGCTGGGCGCTCAAGGCCGCACTATTGGCGAGACGCTGGGTTCCGCTGGCCGTAACGTGGCTGACTACCAAGCCAAAGCTATTGGCCGCGACCGCGCCCTGATGCAAGAACGCCAGAAGATGCTGGAAGAACTCGGCGCTGCCAAGATTGCCCCCGAAGAGAAAGCGTACGGAGCGTACCAAGACGCTCAGAAGCGAGCGCAAGATTCGCAGAAGGGCGCGATGGCACCGATAGGCTCGTACCTTACGGGTATGGAGAATGCGCAAACGCGGGCGGAGCTTGCAGAGGCCAGAATTAAACAAATTGCAGCACAAGCCCTGCAAGAACAGAGCTTAACTCCCGCACAAATTACTAAAGCTCGTACCGACGCCGCAAAGTTGGTGGCTGCCAACGTTAACGCTAAAACTATTGAAGGTTTTGCGCTTAGAGACAAGGTTGATAAAGGAATTATTACGATAGCGCAACTGGAAGCGGAACAGTTTGCCCGATTGGTTGGCGAGGCCGCACCTAATCTTCAGGTAGCAACCGGCAAACCCGCCGCGGCTCCTACCGGCCAACCCGTAGTTAAATTCGACGCTCTCAAGACGGGGAAATAATCTATGCCGTACACCGTTGAACTGCCTGACGGCACGCTTGTTTCAGATATTCCGGACGACATGCCGCAGGATGAAGTTCGACGGCGTATTCTGGCGACATTTCCGCAGTTTGCTCCCAAACAATCCACCTTCTTGGGCGAACTCAAGCGCGGAGCCAAACAGCTTATGTCCTCTACGCAGACTGCGGCGGGGGCGATAACTGACCCGGAAGCTGCGGCACGGGCGGGCGTTGAGCGGGCGCAAAAGATCGGGGAAGAAGCGGGCGAAGGCGTGTCGTTCGCTCCGGTCAAAGAGGCTTACCAGCGCGAGGGTGTTCTGTCTGCGCTGGGCGAGGCTGCGTCTCAAGTCCCGCGGGCAGTGGCGGGTATGTTGCCCGCTGCCGGTGCAGCGATTGCCGGGGGTAAATTGGGTGCGATGGCCGGGACTCCTATTGGGGGTCCGCTTGGCGCAGTGATCGGCGGGGCATTGGGTGCCGGCGCAGGTATCTATGGCTCGATAGCTGGGGCAAATATCGAACGCCAAGCGCAAGAGCAAATGGAACGCGGCGAGCAGCTAAAGATTGATCGTCCGGCGGCATATGGTACTGCGGTAGGGCAGTCTGCGCTTGAAGCTGTGGGCACCGGCGCAGTGCTCGGTAAGCGCCTAGTTAAAGGCGTTCTTGGCATCGCGGACGACGCCGCGTTGGCTACCGAGAAAGCTCGGCAACAGCTAATCAAAGAAGCGTCTCGGTCTGCATTGGGCGCGACTGCGCGAGGTGCAGTTAGAGGTGCCACCGAGATTCCGGTTGAAGTTGCGCAGTCTGTGCTGGAGCGCGCACAAGCGGGCCTTGATGTGCTGTCTCCAGAAGCCTATGCCGAATACGGAGAGTCTGCGTACCAAGCGACTATTGGCGGCGCAGGTCTTGGCGCGCTTACCGGCGTGCCGGAGCGTGCATCCGCGCGGGCTGAGCTTGCCAAGATCGAGGTGCCCAAGGAGCGGCAGGAAGCGCAGCGGCGGCTTCTCGCTGCACGAGAAGGCCCCAAAGGCTACGAAGGCGATCAAGCTCTGTTGTTGCCAAAGGCCAGGAAGGACGAGTTTCCCGCGGTTGAGCTGCCGACTGATCTGGCCGCCATCGAGCAGGAATTTACCCAGCTGCAACAGGCCGAGCAGACGCCTGAGACGCAAGCCCGCATGGCTGCGTTGGCACGGCAGTACGAGACGGTAGCTGCCAAGCAACCTGAGGCTCCGATCTCCATCCCCCCGGAACAGCTAGGGCTAGGGCTGGAGCAAGCTCGCACCTATGGCGACATGGAGCTTGAGAAGCAGCGGCTGTTGCAGGAAAAACAGACCCCCGAAGTAAAGGCTAGGGTCAAAGAGATCACTGCGCAACAAACGCAGATGAACATCACGGACATCGAGCAAGGGCGTAAGGCTACTGCTCAGCAGGAGAGCGAAGCCAAGCGAGCCGCCGAGAGTGCGTTTGCCCAGCCTGAAGTGCGGGAAACCCCGGAAGGCCAGCAGCTGCTGTTCTCGCAGTTCGAAGCGCCACAAGCTCGCGTAGAGCCTGCGCCCAGCACAGAATTGCCGACGCGCGAGCAGCCGCCCCTGGCCCCCAGCACGCTTGAGAAATACGGCCAACGTCGCCTCGGCCTGCGCCCTGCCAAAGAGGGAGTGACTACTTCGATTGCTGCACCGGAAGTACCTGAAGCACCCCTGCCGCCCGTCACAGAGCCTGTGCCTGAGCCCAAGCTTGCGCCCAAAGTGCCGGCGATGTTCCAGCCGGTGATGGAGAAGCTGACTACTGCCGGGGTGCGCCCGGAGACACGAGCGTGGGCTGAGAATGCCAAGAACCGTCCGTTCCTGCGCAAGCTGATGGACATGGACCCCGAGGCTGCGCCGCAAGCGCGCAAGGCGCTCAAACTTCAAGAAGGCTCACCTAAAGCGGAGGTATTTGATGCGCTATTCCCGCAACCCGGAGTACCTGCCTTTGAACCTGCCGTCCGAGCAGATCAGCCTAGCGTGGGCGTACCTAGCAAGCCTCGAGTCGTCGAAGCCCCCCAGCCCCCTTCCGCCGGAGTTACAGAACCTGTCGGACCTGGAGTGGTACCTGCTGAGCGAGCTGCTCCAGCAGCAGCTAAACCTGAAGGTGGGGCAAAGCCTGCACTGAAACCCGCTGAGCCCAAGCCTAAGAAGACCTCGCTCAAAGAAGCCGAAGCTGCATGGGAAGATAACAACGTCGAAGGTGCCGGCACGCGCATGGCATTCAAAGACTTGTCGTCTGATCGCAAGCAGATTTGGAAAGACTCGGTTGAAGACGGCACCGCTACGATTGATCTGTACGAAAAGACAGCTAAGCGCCAAGTAGAAGAAAATAAGTCTGAGGCCCGTAAAGCTGCTCGGCCTGACGAAGAGGCACTAAGCCTGCGCGGGGAAGAACGCGCCAAGCAACTATCCGACTTCGAGCAAACCCTTCGCGCTGCACTCAACAAGTTCGGCCTGAAAGACATTGGCCTGAAACTCATCAACGGCATGACGGCGGAAGGCTCCTACGCACAGCAGCTTATCCAGATTGCCGCCGATTCTGCCAACCCGATCCGCACGCTGCGGCACGAGGCTATCCATGCGCTGCGCGAACTTGGTTTCTTCACGCCGCAGCAATGGCAATCGCTGTCCAAGATGGCTAAGGACAAGTGGATTGACCAGTACCTCAAGCAACGCAATATCGACGGCAAACCGCTGAAGGCGGGGGAAGAGTCACGCTACGACGCTTACATGCGCGAGTATGCCGGCAACATGGAGAAGATCACCGAGGAAGCCGTGGCTGATGCCTTCGCTGACTTTGATGCGACCAAGCCTCCAGCAGGTATGGTTGCCAAGGTAGTGGCCAAGCTCCGTAATATGTTCCAGTCCATCAAGTCTGCACTGACCAAGGTGGAATCGCCCGAGAAGATTTTCGGCAAGGTTGAGAAGGGTGAGTTGAAGGCAGGTGCGCCAGCAAAGCAGGGTGAGGCAAAGAGCCTGAGAGACAGGGCTACTGCAAACTTCTTGCGCTGGTTTGGCAGCAGCAAAGTAGTGGATGAGAAGGGTGAGCCGCTGGTGGTTTATCACGGGACAGGGGCAGATTTCTCCGTATTTGAAAGATCATACGGCGGCGCAATGGGGGCGGGAATGTATTTTACCGCGAACCCAAAAGAGGCCAGTGTGTACGCTGAAGGCGCAAGCGGCATTTCGCTTACTGTCAATGAAAACGGCGAGTTTGTTGAAGGGCCGGAGGGGTTCGGCAACGTAATGCCAGTGTATTTAAGCATTAAATACCCGTATGTTGTACGCAGCAACAAAATTCCGAGAATGGAAGATTTGCAGGCACAGGGATACGATGGAGTTGTGCTTGCCGGCCATTGGGTGGCCTTCTCCCCTAACCAAATCAAATCCGCCATCGGCAACAACGGCGAATACAGCCTGACCGATGCCGACATCCGCAAGAGCCTACGCGCACCCAGCCCCACCGAAGGCATCGCTGAGACCAGCGAGCTGATGAAAGACCAGCCGAGCGAGCTTAAGAAGAACCTGCGCGATATGGTGCGGATCGTTTCGGAAAAGGACGATGTGTCGTTTGTCACACGCGTGCGTACGGAAGTGGCGGACTCGCTGGCTTCGGTTGTTAACCGGGTGAATATTCTGTTTGACGGCGCGGTGCGGGACGAGCTTACGGGCCTGACTAACCCCGAGCTGAAGCTTCGGCAGGCGCAGGCTACGGAGCCGCTTACGGCTGCGTTCTACGCCACAGGCGGATTGAAGAATGACACCGCTACAGGGCAATGGGTAGTGTCCGATAAGGCAGGGCCTGGTGGGTCGGTTAAAGACATCTTTGAGGCGCTTAAGAAGTGGGGAGATTCCAAGGGTATGTCGTTTGAGCAGGCCGACGCTGAGGCCAGCAAAATGATCGAAGCGCGACGCCTCAAAGAGCTTATCCAAGCAAATAAAGATGCCGGCGAAACGATCTTCCCGATCCACAAGCTGTCGAACAAAGACTCACGTAGTCCCGAGGAGCAAGTAGATGTTGCCCTGCGAGGGCTGGCTGCAAATCCGGAAGTCCAAGTTATTGCCGACATGATGGATAAGCAGCGGTTTTACATGATCGACCACATGCTCGAGGTTGGGCGCATTACCAAAGAAGAAGCCGCGGCTTACAAAGAAGCGATAGGCTACGTGCCGTTTGATCGTATCGACGACTTCTTTGCTAAGTTTGTGCCAAAACGCAACACCGGTAAAGGTATTGCGCAGCTGGGCTCCCTGCCTCAGTTTGTAGGGTCTACGCAGCGGGAAGTCGGCAACGTTATCAACAACCACGCCAAGCTCATGGCGTGGATGGTCAAGCAGACCATCAAGCACGACGCTACGTTCACAACGCTCAACCTGTTGGCGGATATTGGGCAGGCCCGTAGGCTCGGCAAAAACAAATACGCTGCCTCAAACGCAGGCAATGTCGTGGAGACATTCCGCAACGGCCACAAGGAGTACTTCGAGATGCGGTCACACTGGGATGCGGTAGCGTTCCGGGATGCCCCCGAAGTCAAGATGACCATCCTCAAGGTGTTCGGTGCGGTCTCTAACATCCTGCGTAAGATCGTGACGGTCATGCCGCCGTTCGTGGCTAAGCAGGTGACGGACGATATTCAACGCGCATTTATCTATGCGGGCGTGGAACAGCCGGCGAAGTTGGTTATCCCGGCAGTTACGAACTTCCTGAAGATTGCCGGACACGAGCTCGTGTTTGGGAAGGCTCATCCGTTTACTACGGAGTTTGCTAAGAAGGGCTTGGTTGGCGACATCGACTACAACGCCAGCAATCCGGCGGAGACGATCCTGTTCAACATGGGGTACTCCCAACGGGGTTGGTTGAGCTCGCTGCATAACCGGCTTGAGTCGGTCACGCGGGCGTCTGACTTGGCTATCCGTAAAGCTATCTACGAGCGCACGCTGGCAGAAACCAAGAGCACGGAAATGGCTGAAGGTGATGTGGGCCTTGCCACAATGCGCGCTCGTGAGTTCATCAACTTCCGGCGGCGTGGCGCTAGCAAGACGGTGGGTATGGCGCTGGCCACAGTGCCGTTCTTCAACGCGTACATCCAGTCGAATGACCTGCTGCTGCGGAGCATGGCGGGGCGCGGGGCAAGCGGTACCGAGCGGGCTGTTGCGAAGCGGCTGTTCTGGACACAGGCTGCCAAGGTAACGGCCTTTGCGACGATCTACGCGCTGGCTAGCAGTGACGATGACGAGTACAAGGAGCAGACGCTGGACGACCGGTTTAACAACTGGATCGTAGGCGGTAAGACACTGCCGGTTCCTGGCGATATGGCGGCGCTGTTTAAGGTTCCAGTCGAAGTTTTGATGCAGTACATGGCACGGCAAGGCACTGCGGAAGAGCAGCAGACCAAGGAAGCTGTGAAGCAGACACTAGGCTATGCGTTTGAACAGTTTGTGGGTCGTGCGTTTCCAGTGCCGCAGGCGATCCGGCCCGTTGCTGAGGCGCTGACTAACTACTCGCTTGTCACTGGGCGTCCGTTGGTCGGTACGTATCAGAAAGGCTTGCCGTCGGTATTGCAGACTACGACGACAACCAGCGAGCTGGCCAAGGCGATTGCAAACTTTGCGTACAAGAACATCCGCGATCCCATCACGGGCACGCCGCTCGAGCTCTCGCCCATCGTTATCGACAATACCGTTCGGGGGTATTTGGGCGGTGTGGTGCCGCTGATGAACATGCTGGTTGACCAGCTTATCAACCCGAACAAGACTGATCGACCGTTGAGCCGGTATTGGCTGCTCAGCCAGTACCTCACACCCGAGGTGCCGACTGGCCCGAAGGAAGAGTTCTACGATCTGTCCAACAAGGTGATGCCGGTTAAACGTGCGCTCGACCGGCTGATGAAAACCGACCAAGCGGCGGCATATGCGTACTACCAAGAGAACAAAGACAAGCTCAAGATGGCCGAACTAGTAAACATCGGGTTGCAGAATATCAAGCAATCGCGGGAGTACATCAACTTCCTAGAAAGTGCGGACGGAGCTAAAAAATTCCCCGACAGTGCCGACCGCCTGAAGCGCAAGCAGCAAGTCGAGAAGTACGAAAACGACAACTTAAAGTGGGTTAGAAAAGCCAAGGCAGACATCTTCATTCACTCGAAGTAGTTACTCCAGCCGCCAGATACGGACGCCGTAGCGTCCGTATTCCACGCGGTTTGCTACCGCAAGGGTTATGTCGAAGTAGAGTTCTGCCGACCTTAGTTCTGCGGCCACCTGCCTGTCAGTGGCTGTGGTTGGCAGGAAGAACGAACAGCCCTTGCGGACTTCTTCCCACGGAATGAAGTACTGCGCGCCGAGAATCTCTACTACCCGGATGTCATCCGGAATGGTCTGACGGCGATTCAAGAACATTGGCTACCCCTACGGCATCGCTGTCGAAGCAGAAACTGCGAATGGCTGGCATGCTCATGCTGCCGATAGACCCCGCAGCAATACGCTTGAGCGCGGATTTACCGTTGTTTTTTATCATGCCGAGATTGACCAGCGTACGGAGGGTCTGTTTCACGTCGACTTGATGCTTGATAAGGTATTCCCGGAACTCGGTAGCAGGAATCCACAGCTCTTTGTTGTCGGGCTCATACCGTAGACGCAGCGCATTGCGCGGCGCTTCAATCGGGGCTGCGGGCAAGCCGTTCTTCGGGGCTTCGATCACCAGTGCATTGCTCAGGTTCTCGTTGATGTACCGCCCGAGAATTTCCGAAGCCAGGGTGTTGCCGGTACTGGCAGCTGCCTTGTGCGCGACCCGGATGCTGGCTAGCTCCTTGAGCATGTACTTGTAGACGCGCCCGATAGAGATGTCGATCAGCCCGAGCTTCCGCGCAAAGTACGCGCCGGTAAAGGCCGCGGCCAGCGTGCCAGAGTGGAACCGGTCAGTCTTGTCCAGACCAAGCTCGGCATCGATCTTGCGCTGCATCTGGTGCAGGGTGTCGATCACCAGCTGTTTGTTCTCCAGCACGTACTTCATGAAGATCGGCCCGGCCACACCATAGTTGCATGCCAGCTTGCGGAAAATCTCATCCGCGTCGGCCTTGGAGATGTGTGACGTACCCGCCACGTAGATGTCCATAAGGCGAGCTTGCTCCCCGCCCGACGTAGCCTTGATGCTGCTGATGATGTCGGAGAACACCGAGTTGCTCGAGGTGACGACTATGCAGCTCCACGTGGTGTTGTTGTTCCGAAGCTTGTTGGCCTGTGCGTCCATCCGGTGCCGGGCTCGCCCACGAGTGACGGAGTACACGAAGTCGGACAAATCCTCGGCCTTGGTGTTGGTCATTTCGTCGAACGACGGGCTGATGTTATTCAGCATGCCGATGTGCTGGAACTTGGCCAGATAGGTATCGTCTGACGAGCCGAGCAGCTTCGCGGGATTACCGAAGATCGAGTCTTTGACCATCATGGCCGTGGTCTTGCCTGTGCCGGACTCATTTGAGACCAGATTGACTACGGCACCTTTCACGTCGAACCCGCCCAGCAACGCCATGAGTGGCGAGCCAAACCCGCAGAACAACGTGAACGCATGGGGCTCCAGCCCTTTTTGATTGTAGAAGTTAGCAACCGACTTCCATTCCTCAAGGCTGCCTGACGGCTGAAACGCCGGGGCCAGCTGCCGCGTGCTGCTAGCGGGTGGGGCGAGCTTGGGCCCAGCTATGGTGTACTCGATCTCACCAACAACAAACCCGGACTCGTCCGGTGTCCACCCCATCTGGCTGCGAGTTTTACAGGCAGATGCGTCTTTCTGTAATTTGCGGATTGCCGATGCGAAGTACGCCATGATGAGGTCCCATTGTTTGCTGTAGGCAACTACCCCGTGTTTGATAAGTGTAGATTGCAGCTTTTCCTTGTTGAGTAGCGACGTTGCCGGGGCGTAGAAGATACGCACGCCGTCCCGAGGCAGGTGCAGGCATACGCCCAGCAGCTCACCCTCGCCGTCGCCGTGGTCGTCAGAGTCGTAGAACCGGTTGGTGATGTAGAGGTCCTGCGGGTAAACCTCAATAACCTCTTCCTCGCCGTCGGCGTTGGACTTCTTGAAATACACCCCGCCCGATGCGCCCCGGTAGTAGGGGAACGGATACGCCGGTATATCGACAATCACTTCCTGCGATATGCCCTCACCAGCACCGATGGTGTGCGCTACCTTGTAGACCTCGGCTCCGTCCTCAATGACTACTGGGGATGCAGGCACCGTACGTCCCAGCATGATGGGGCTGGTGATCTTGTGAGCGCAGCCGTGGCACGAGAGCGGGTAGTTGTCCCGAAACCACTGGCAGGTGTACGGCTTGCCTGCGACCTTCTGCGCTTTGGTGAGCGTAGCCTCCGCCGAATACTCGGTGTGCTGGTCAGACATGGTGTGCACCGCCGTGGCTGCGTCCACACAGGTGCCGGCAATAGACAGCATGGCCCGCCACACGGGCTCAGGCGTATCGGCTTGGCTCTCGTAGGCCGCCTTCACCTGCGCACAGCCTGTACCACGCAAGCTACGGTCGAGGATGATCGAGAACTCGCAGTCGGGCAGGTCTCCGCTGCTCCGCGCCAAGGAGCTTGTCAGATCATCCGTACCAAACACACTGGCAGCTGAGAGGTCCACCGCCGGTGCCGGCAGCATGGCGCACAGGTCCGCGAACGGCGTGGGCTTGCCGAGGTGTACCACCAGCGCCTGCGGGCGATCTGGGGAGTTGTAGTTCGTCGTGCCGGGCATGCGCATGATGCGCGCGATGTCGCCCGTCACCTGCGGGTCGATCTTGAGCCCGTGACTGAAGCAAAACGTCTTGAGCGCACGCGCGTACGGAAGCCACTGCGCTGCCGGAACAGCCTCAGTGAGTGCCCAGTATGCCTGCACCCCGCGCCCTGAGAACACGACGGTGGGTTTGGGCAGGCCAGTGCGTACAACAAAATCTTTGAGCGCCTTGCTGGCATCAGTCGGCGTGGCGTAGGGTTGCCCGTTGTGACTGTCCAGCTCGATAAACAAGCTCTTGAGCTCTACGGCATTTGCCGCAGTGCGACCCTCTACGGGGTCTGCGTACGTAGCCAACGCTACGTATACGTTCCAATCCTCCTGATTAAATTCCTGAGTTGCCTGAATTAGTTCTTCTTTTGTTTTGCAGTACCGGTGCTGGACAGCTTTTTTATTGGAGCGGTTGATTCTCGCCACACAATACGTACCAGCAGACGGCAATACGGCGTCTAGGAAGGCAATGCTCACGTAGCCTCACACGGGATCAGGTTAGCGGGGGGAAGGTGAGGCGGCGGCCCCGTGGTCCGCCTTGTCGCTGCGGGATCAGCGCAGCCTAGCCTCGATACTGATTATGCCGTCTCAAGCTCAGAAAGTAGATTAACAATCTTCTCCAAGTGATTGGAGCGCGGCCTGACTCTACCGCAGAACCATCGATAAACAATAGTCCGACTGACTCCTAGCTTGCGCGACACCTCCCAGACCGGAAGATTCCGATCAATGCACACTTTGGCTAGGCGGACCGCCGGCAGCGCGGGGTCAGCCGCGGCTACTTGCTGGACAAGTAAGGCGCTGTACCCCCGTGCATCATTCATCGTCGTCAGTGCTCCAGTCGCTCAGGATTGAGGCCACGTTCGGCTTTTGATCCGGCGTCTCAACAGTTGCTACTTTCTTGGTGCGCTTCACGGGTTCTGCTACTTCCTCTACGAAAGTTGCTACTTCCTCGGGTTCGGCAACAGTTTTTGCTACTTTTGCGGTTTCTACGGCAGCCGGGCTTTGCGCGAACGCTTCGGGTAGTGCCTGTGGCTTATCGGCCTTGACGGTCATCTTGAACTCGATAGCGCGGCGGGCGTCTTCAGTCGCACCCTGGGTCTTGGACAGCTCCCATTCGTCGCGGGTCAGCGGACGGATAGCCTTGAAGCGCAGGACCGGCACCGCCTCGGCAGTATCGAATCGGGCCTCAGTCACCACGCCGCTGATCGGCACACCATGTCCAGCCAAGAAGTTGGCATAAGCTTGCAGGCTCATCTTGCCATCAACCGGCTTGCCAAAGATAGACTTGGCAGGAAGCTGAAGACGGTATACACCGCCACCGATCTCGTTTTCCAACACCACGGCCAGACGGCGGTTGAAGCGGCACGCACGGGACTTGCCCTCGCCGGAGCCTTCGATGTTCTGGGCGCAGCCGGCGCAGTTGGCGAACTGACGCTGTTCAACGGGGACTTCTTCGTTCGGCTTCACGCCGTCGGCAGACCAGCACGTAGGGGCAGCGTCTTTGCCTTCTTCATACTTGCCAGCGAAATACTGGCGGGCGTTGGCCTTGGCAGCGGCCACAATCACAACGTTCATGGCGCGCTCTTCATTGCGGGCAATCTCTTCGCCGCCGGACACCATACGCCACACACCGCCCTTGATGGAGATCGACTTGGAGCTGCTTTGCCCAGCGAGTGATTTGGTGATGTCATCTTCAGGATCGCGCAGGTAATCAGGCAGGGATGCGCCGGAATTGAATAGGGTCAGGTTGCTCATGGTTATTCCTTTTGGTTGATGATACGGGTGCTACTTTGATCTACGTACGGTGATGCTGTACTTGGAGTCTACGTTCAGCCCAACGGGTAGCTTGTCAGGATTCTGAGCGAGAAATTCTTTGAAGTTGGTTTGGTGAATGCGTCGTTCTAGTAGCTGCGGCAGATCGTTTTCTTTTATGAAGCCGTACATGCTATCCCAGTCGTTCGTCCAGTAGCGCGTTTTGATGACCTTGGAGAAAGACCCGTACGCGGTCTTGCCTCCATCCTGGCCGGTAGCTTTGCATATTTCTAATAGCTCTTGCTCCACAGCATCCATCTGCATATTCAGCTTCGTAAGTTCAGTTTCGTGGTCTCTTACAAGTCGGTCTTTGGCGTCACGGATTTTGATATAAACATCAACGAGTTTCGCGGCATCCATTTGCTTTCTCCTTCAACATGGCATCGGCAATAGCGTAAGCACAGCGTGCGACTACATGGGCATAAGCACGTACGTATTCTTCTCTTGGGTCAGTGATCAGTGCAGACATGGCTTGCATGGCAAATTTATCTCTTAGGGTAGCTTCGGTTCCGACTTCATCTATGGCATGGCCCCAACGTGCTGCGGCTACATCGTCATTCATGAGTAATTCCTTTATGGCTTCTTGGTCATTGGCTTTGTATACGACGGTGAAGTATGGCATGAGAGTCCTTAACTTAGTCAACTTATTTCTTGTTTGTACAGCTCTACTAGAGACTGATGAAGCTCGATCTTGTTCTGGAGCATGGCGTACATACGCCGCTCCACTGGACTGCCTTGCAGATGCGTGACGGTCACGTTGCAAGTCTGACCTTGCCGGTGCGCGCGAGCGTTAGCTTGCAGGTACATCTCGGTCGAGGACACTGGCCCCCACCACACCACCTGATCGGCGCGCGTGAGCGTGATGCCGTGAGCGGTAGCTTGAGGAATCATCAGTAGTACTCTTGGGTTATCCTGGGTCTGGAACCGCTTGATAATCTCGGCTCGGGCCCCTGCGGATACGCCGCCGTGGATAACGTCTACAGCGTACTCGGCAAGCTCGTCACGCAGCATGTCGATGATGTGCCGGAACGGCACGAACACCAGAACCTTGCGGTCGGTTTGCTCGATGATGCTGACTAGCTCTGCCAGTCGGTTCTTGATATCGAACTGGATGACTTCGCGGTTGTCACTATACGCACACCCGCACGATATTTGCAGTAGCTTGTTGAGCATGCCAGCGGCATTTGCTGCGGTGATCTCTTCGCCCGCAGCGCGGGTAATCATCTCTTGCTTGATGGCGTTGTAGTACTTCTGCTGCTGCGGTGTAAGGGGCACCTCCCGGGTCGCATAGAGCAGATCGGGCAGGTCCAGACACTCTTCTTTCGTGAACCGAATAGCCGGCTGTAGCGCGTCATGCACAATAGTCTTGGCATCGTTGCGGGGCACCCATTTGTATTGCGTGAGTTTTACCATAACCTTGTCACGCCACGCGCCGAAGAACCGCGGCACGTTGTCAGGATTGACCAGCTTGGCCAGCCCGTACGCGTCCAGCGGTGACTGCGATGCCGGCGTGCCCGTCATCATCCATAGCCGGGTGTCTGCCTTGACGAGCGAGGCCATAGCCTTCCAGCGGTCGGTCGATACGCTTTTTACTGCATTGGCTTCGTCTACGATGATAAGATCAAATCCTCCTGCCGCGAGTGCCGGAGTGACCACCTTTACGCCGTCGAAATTGATAATGACAACTTCATAGCCGGCGGATATGACGGCCTCGCGCTTTTTTCGATCTCCTGTAGCAATCCCCACCGTACGGTGCATCACCGTCTTGAACAAGTCTGACCGCCACGCAGTGTCCATGATCGACACCGGGCAGATCACCAGCACCCGCTTAACCTTGCCCTGCTGCATCAGGTAGTCGGCGGCCCACGCTGCGGCACTGGTCTTGCCTGTGCCGGGCTCGTTGAAACAGAAGCACCGTGGGTGCGTGGCCAGGAACGCCGCGGTAGTGCGCTGATGCTCGAACGGTGTGTACACGCCCGGCCAGTCGTACGTACCCAGTATGGGATGTGGTGGCGCTTTGATCTTGAGGTTGCGCAGTATCTGCACCTCATCAGGCCCCCAGTTCACGAGTATCTTCGCCAGCTGGCCGTTGCGCTCAAGAATGTGCGACTTGGGTATCAGCGCCTTGATTTGGTCTGCTTTACGCGTGACAAAGAGCAGCGCGCGGTTGTCCACGATCTGCATTCGACTTCCTTAATTGGTAGCTACGTTATTTAATTTTGTTCGTACTGGTACGCGCAAAGCTTCTGTTTTTTGACTTGGGCACAGCCCGTAGATTGCTCAGCTTGCTAGTTCCACCCTTGCTCAAGGGCTTCACGTGGTCTACATCAGTGCCCGACGCCAGCGGGCCATTGGCTTTCTCGTAATCACGACGCGCCTTGTTGCGCTCAGCACGCTTTTTGATCTGCTCGGGAGTGCCCTGATACAGCTCGTATTCGCGCTTGTAGTTACGTGATTTTGCAGGCATTTTTGATTTCCGTAGAGTTAAGGTAAAAACTTTTACCTTACGCCAACACGGCTGAGGACTGTCAGAACGCGCGTTCTAGCCCAAAAGCCACAATCCTCATGCGTCTTGGTGGAGTCGTCCCAGTTTCGCACCGGGTGTCATTCCCTTGTCGGGCTGCGTGTCCTACCACACCGCCGACTCCATACCTCGTCTTTCCGAGGTGCCAGTCATATCAGCCGGGGGAGACGTGCCATGCACTGCCGGCCTATAACCGCCGCTGTTGCCCACCTGCGGCTGGGGTGATTGCAGTACTACCTATGTTCACATGCCTCGATTGTCAGCGGACAGAATCGACACAGAGGGGAGGGCGTAGCTCCCCAAGCACCATGCTCTACCGCTGACTGAATCATACTAGCGCGTCCGGCCCACTTTGACCAGATGTTCGGGAGGTCTGCGCGATAAAATTCAGACAGCACCACCTTCTGCGCCACCACGAAGATCAGAATGCCCGATACGCGCTGCACTTCCGGGTAGTGGGACATCACCATCGCAGCCATCAGCTCGAGCTGGTCGGGGTCGGCAAAGCGCGCAGACTTCCCGGTCTTGTAGTCGGCTACCCGGGCTCGGGTTTTGTTGACCGCCAAGAAGTCGGGCACGCCTCGGAACCATACATCCTTGTCGAAAAAGTCACACGGCGTGAAGTCTGCACGCACAGCCAAACGATGCTCGCACAGTACACTACCTCGTACCTTCTTGAGCGGTGCGATGAACACCTCAAACATCTTGAACTGCGCCGGGAGGGGCTTGTCGTCCCGGATATATTCTTCAAACGCTTTATGCACAGCGGTGCCGTATAACGTTGCTTCTGTTTCTTGAGACCTGAACTTCTTGAGGATGCGAACTTCGTGATAACGCCGAGCACACCCCTCAAAATCTTTGATTGCAGAGTACGAGTGCGCGAGTGCCATGTGGGTTCCTTAGTATGGAACCCAGTTTACCCTAACAATCACCGTACGAGTCGCCGTATCCAGCCTCGCATGCGAGCGGCAATCCAACCGCCCATTTGGGGTTCCACGACATGCACTCGACGACATACGCCATCGCGGTTTCTGCCTCGTCTTTAGGTGCGATACAGATCACCGAGTCGTGTACAGTTAACACCACGGGATAACGCTTGCGGATGCGCAGCAGCTGTTCGGCCACCACGCAGCGAGCGATAGCCTGCGTAAAATTCTCGACGCAAAGGCCGCCGTATACGCGGGTGGGCAGGCCCTTGGTGGTGTAGCGCCATTCGGGCTTCTTGTCGTCGTTGTATTCCCGACGCAGGCCGGGGTACTGGATGTGCAGGCCGCTGGGTAGGGTAAGCCCCTTGCCGGGCTCGACACGCACCAGACCGGGCACATCGACCACCATAGACTGACCGTTGTGCAGGGCTTGGATGGCTTGGTTGGCTTTGTCCCAGAGATACGGGATGCAGCTGTAGGTGTTGCGGTATGCGTTGATGATGCGCTTGGCTTCTGACTCCGGCACGTTGACATTTGCCATCGACTTGAGAAACGCCTTGAGCTTGCCGTGCCCTACCCCGTAGCCTGCACCGAGCACTACCACCTTGCCGACCTGTCGCTGAGTTTTGTCGATCTGGTCGGGGGCTATGCCGTAGATGTGGCTGGCCATAATCTTGTATACGTCCTGCTTGTCACGGAAGGCTTGCACGAGGTCATGCTGACCAGCCAGCCACGCCAAACACCGGGCCTCGATTTGGGCGGAGTCGCAGTCGATCACAACGTGGCCGGGTGGGGCCTTGATCGCGCGCTTGAGTGCCTTGGCATACGGGCCACGAGACGGCAGGTTTTGAAGGTTTACTTGGTCCGAGTTATGCACGAGCTTGCCATTAGCCACAAACCGATGACGCGGGCCGCAGTTAAGGATGTCATACACTGGTACGAGCATACTTTTCTCTCTGAATTATTTGTTCGTCAGTTGCGCCTTGTTTGATCCAGGCCCGCAATGTTTCATACGTCAGATCAGGGCGCAAGGTATGTAGGGCCCGAATGCGCTCGCCGTTGGCAGTTCGTTTGTATGCCCGCTTATTTCTAGCTTGTTCGGATCGGGTAGCCCAACGAAGATTCCCCGGCTCGTAGTGGCGCATGTTGTCGATGCGATCAAGACTATAAGATGCGGACGGACGCGGGCCTAAATTTAATAGAACCCACTCTGCAAACGCACGCATGGTTGGAAACCTAAACTCGATACCGCGACCGCCGTAATTTGCATAATGCGCGCAATTAGGATTGGTGCACCGCTGCTTAGCTCCGACTCCTAGCCTACGCACAATAGCTACCGCATCCCCAAACTTGAGCCGCAATGGGTCGGCTTTAGCTTTGGCCCCGACTGCAACCGCAGCGGCGTAAGACGCTACTTTTGCCATAGCTATTCTCTTGTCTTGCGGCAACCGTTGCATTTTTAAGCGTGCGGCGCATGACCTACAGCAATTACTTTTTCCGGCTAATACCTCTCGCACGCGCACCTCGCGTTCGACGCCGCAGCGGCATCGGCACAGCAGCTTGTGCTTAGTCGAGATGTGCAGATCGCCTAGCGGCGTCCACATCGTCCTCGACAGGGCTTCGCGCAACCGTAAGGCGATGGCCGCCCTGCATTGCGTCTCGTAAGCTAATCTCGCCGACGTCTGTGAATACGACATGTTCTGGGGTTCCTGTTACGCCATCCCACTCGACTACTTCTTGAAAGCCGCTAAACTTCACCCCTTCATGGGCAACAAAGGCTTCTCCATCCCATACAAGATCATCAAGCAGAACATCGACGATCCGTTTAGTAACCACACCCCGCTGCGAATCATACACTAACACCTGAGTATCGGCCACTAAGCAGCCGCTAAACCGGCCCGTGTGTGCGCCGTAGTAGCGCAGCGGCACCGGGAATGTGCCGCGGTCAGCCATCTCGATAAACCGTTCCGTGCGGGTCTCCTCCAGCGTGGTCTTGTTGCCGAGGCGCGCAGCGACCAGTGCCTGCACACGTACGTCCGGGTGCTCGGCCAATTCCTTGAACGCTTCGTCTGTCTTGGCGAACGCATACGCCGGCTTGCCCGTGGCCGGGCTGACCTTGGTGGGCGGCTCGACGTCGAACTGCTCCAGAAGCTTGGCGAACTTGTCGTTCGACATGAGGAGCTTCTTGACGCCATCCATGCCGTCAGCCAGCAGGGTCTGTGCCGTCTCCGGGTCGGAGTAGTCCCCGATCAGGGTATCGCGTACGTCCTCGAGCAGCTTCTGCTTGTGGTCTTTAACCGCAGCGAGGTGGGCTACCAGCAGGTCTTTGTCGAGCATCAACTCGGGGTCGATAAACATGCGCAGCGTAGCGTCGATCAACCGCAGCTCCTGCTTCGGGAAGCCCATCGACAGGTAGTGCATGAACAGCTTGTGAGTAAGCTCCACGTCGTTGACGCAGTACGCGCCGTATCGAGCAAGCTCGTCGGCAGAGAAATCCATATAGCGCTTACCCAGCGCGTTGAGCACTTCAGTGCCCTTAACACCGACGCCGAGGCGAGTAGCTTGAGAAGCTAGGCTGTGGGATTTCTCATGGGGATACAAGGCGCGGGACATACCCAGGGTATCCGCCCAAGCCATCGGGGAAATGCCGTAGTGCCACTTGAGGATGGCACCGTCGAACGCTGTGTTCTGGCACACCACCATCTTGTCTGACCAGTCTATGCCGGCCAGCGCCGCAACAACTACGGGCTTGGGGTACCACTGCGTAGGGTTGTCGCCGATTTTGATCGCTACGCCGATTACTTCAAACCGCGGGTCACGTACGTAGGCTTCGGTTGTTATCTTGCTAAGGCTATATTCGCGGTCGTAGAAAGTTTCTAGGTCAATTACGAGTGGTATCATGGTCGGGTCTAAACGTTAGACTTGCTGGCGTAGCTCAGTTTGGTAGAGCCCTCGATTTGTAATCGAGTGGTCGTGGGTTCGATTCCTACCGCCAGCACCACCTTCTGCCGTTGCTTTTCGGAACGCCACTTCTCTCGGTCTTGCACGATCTTGGCTTCCTCAGCACTCGGCTCCAGGGTCTGTAATTGGCCGGTCAAAATCGCGCCAATTAGATCGCGCGTTTTCGAAGTCATCCAGTAGCTCCACGTTGGTCTCGTTGATAACGAACGCCAGCCCGCCTGCGGCTTCGATCTTCTCAAGGTTGCGCAGTTGCAACTGCGTGGGCTTACCCTTGCCGGCCTTACACTCGATGCCGACGAAGCGGCCACGATAGCACGCCAAAATGTCAGGGGTGCCGTTGTTTGCGTAGGCACCCCCGATGTAGTTCACAGCATACGCACCGGCTGTCTTGAGCCGAGCGTGCACACGTGCTTTAACCTTGGCTTCAGGCGTTGCGGCCATGTTCCATCTCGATCAGTTTGTCCAAGTAGTGCCGGGCCTTCTCCAAGTCTTTGATGCCATCCTTGGCACGGAAGCGCATCAGGTACTTCAGCGCGTTGCCGTCGAAGAAACCCATCTTGTTGCGGTCGATCACTTCCCACGGCTGAATCTCCAGCGAGATGTAGTGCTTGCCGCCAACCTGACGCGTGTCGACCGAAGGCAGGGTGGTGGTCAGGGGGGCTTCCACAGCGGGGGCCTGCATCTTGCTGCGCGCTGCGTAAACGGTGACGCGAGAGACCCCGAGCTTTTCAGAAACTTCCGCTACGGTCATGTTCGGTTTGCGCTTCAGAAGGTTTTGAATCTGTTGTGTCTTTGTCATGCTTGGTACCTGCTAGAAAATTGAACTCTTTGAGTAGCTTGGTAACGTGCGCTTCGATAGCTGCCAAATCGTCTGGGGTCATGCCTAAGCCTCAAATGTTGGAAGTGGTGCCCAGTGTGTCCAGTAAGGGTCGCTACGCTTGTATATACCGTACGTAGCACAGCCCATGCGCTTGTTGATAAGTTGAACTTTTTGCCCGACAGGACATTCGGAAATAGGCAGCCAAAAGTAATCCGAGTCGACTGCCGCCGTCCCGTCGGAGCTTCGTTTAACAGTCATGCTATCGCTTGAGGAGTTGGTAAATCTGTTCAGTGCTGAGGTGGAACGTGTCGATAGGCGAGAAGTTATCGAGATTTACCCGGAAGGTTTTCAAGTCTAAGTTGCGCAGGTCTAGTGTACGTTCGCCGTTAATCAACGATAGCTCACGAGTAAGTAACTTGGCCTGCTCGGCTTGGTGGTACTCCAAGCCATGCGCGCGTGATAAACACACTAACATAACGCCGAGAAACACCAACGGCGGCACGACACCCACCGGCCCCAGCAGGGGAGCGAATCCTATCGCCGCTATTGTGGCATAGACGCACAAATGCGCAATAGTTTTGAGCCGCTTAACCTCTTTGGATGCTCGCGGCACGATCTTGATGTTAAGCCGCGCTGGCGGTGGTGCAGGCCGAGGCGGCTCAGGAGGACTTAGCCTCATCAAATGCTCCAGCCGCTGTGCGTCACGACTCGGAATGATTCGATGCGCTTCCAAGTTTTCGGCAAAGGTAACGCGTCTTTCGTGACTTCTTGCCGGGGTAGCATCTAACAACCGCACTTGTTCAAAATTCCGTTCGACGCGCATGGCTTATTTCATCCGGTTAGCAATCTTGTGAAGCGCAATAGCCAGCAACAACATGCCCGCTGCCAACCCACCACCTATCGGCCCTGTGGCTAGAGCCGAGATAGCCAGCGGCACCACAGAGAAGCCCGCCAACACCGACAGCCCCAGCACCCAGCGTTTAGCTTTGCTTGCGATTACAGGCTCGACTTTTTCCCTGATAATCGGCAGCTCACGAATACGCGGATTGACCGGCTTGTTTGATGATAGTGCTCGTTGCATTGCAACGGCATGTGCCGGCAACGACTTGTTGATGTCGATAATCCACTGCCCGTGGTCAACAGCCTTGGCCTCTGTGGCCAATGGTGCCGGGTCATTCGATGCTACCGACGTAGCTATAGATATGCGCTGCAACTTCATTTCACTTCTCCCTGATTAATAGGTCTCACCTCTTGCGCGTATTGCTTCGGCACATGCGTCGGCATAACAGCCTTCCCACCCGTCTTCAATTTTCCTTTGGTCACACACCTGAGCACACGCTTCTCTCTCAGCAGCCACAGCCTTTGCAATCGCTACATCGGCATCCCACGGCAGCGGTGCCCCGGCTAGCCTGTAAGCCTCGTGTCTCCACAGTGCAGCACGCTGCTTGTGGTATTCGCAGTCAGGGCAGGTCATTTCATTTTCTCCCGTCGTTTCGCAGCAATCTGATTTTCTTGCCACGCCGAATACAAATCATCAACGGTTTTGAACTCGCGCTTGTCGCCATCAATGAACCATGCGGTTTCTCCATCTTTCCAGCCCGAATAAATATCGCCCCGGACTTTGCGCTTGGTGTGCACTTCCATTTGCAAGCCGTGTTCATTGTTTCGATACATCCGTTGTGCGCCATCATCGGCATTCAAGCCGCATACATACTTGAATGGCAGCGATTTGAATTCCTCAAGCGTCATTGGTCGGCCACCTCCAACAATGCTTTCTTCGTGCGCTCAATCAACCACAGCACAGTACCGCCGTCAGCGTAGGATGATGCAAAGTATTCCTGCCCGTCTTTGTCGAATCCAATCACGACAGCGCCTTCCAGCTTGCCTAGCGCAGACTCAAGCACTTGATCGGCAGAAAGGTCTAGCTTTGTCACGCCGGTGAACTGAAACACGTTTGTCATTTCCTCACCTCAAAAGCCTGAATATCATCATTCCCGCCGTTCCTGATGCCGTTGGCGATGGCCTTGGCATCCAGGCCGTTGCACATATCCTCAACCCACGCGGCGATGAGTTCGCGCTCGGCGGCTGCGACAAGGGCGGCGAATCGAATTAGAAACGCTTGGTCTTGCGGCAATGTGTCTTCCCAAATATCGCCGGCTTCCCGCGCCATGCGGATAATATCTTCGCGGGTCATTTCTCACCTCCAATGCCATGCGCTCGCTCAATTGCGCGGGCGAACTTCAAAATGTCCTGCGCCAGCACATGATCTTCGCTCTGCAAAAACCGCCATAACGCCGCGTACTCGCGCATAATTTCCTGATTGGTTAGCGGCTTGCGCTGGGGCGGCGAGCGATACAGCGCCATGCCAACGGGCAGTAGCAAGCATGGGTCTAAGGGCCGGACAGTTGCATAGCCCTTGCTGTAGCCGGTAACGTAAGCCACCGGCTCAACTGTTAAGTTATCCTTAATAGTTAGCGTCGTCGTTTTGCTGTCGCTGCTGCGCTGCCCGCGATAGACATTCCCGTCGCCGTAGCAATCCATCTCCTGATGCACGTCCGTCAGCCGTTGCATAGCACCCTCGGCAAGCGCGGCGCGGAGGGCGGTGATGGCTGGTTGCACGACAACCTCAATGCTTGCATCCGATATGCGTCGTTTTGCATGGAACTCTGCCGCTTCCAACGCCTCAAGCGCCTGCTGTGCTGCTTCTCGTAGTGTTGTCATTCCTTCACCCATATCAGTTCGTACAACGGCTCCCACTCGGAGGGGTCTTTGCATCCGGCCATGCTCGGTATCAGATGCTTGCCTGTCTTGTGCCGCCATCCTGACGGAGGCAGCTTCACAGATAGCCGGTCGGTGGTAGCAGATTGCTCGATGGCCGTCCTTAACTGTGCAATTTCCTCGCTCAGGTCGAGCAAAATCCCAACGCCTTCGATGGGCAAACCGTCAGAGTCCTCCAGGGCGTTGAGTGCTCTTTGCGCTGCTGTGAATAGGGTTGTCATTCTTTCCTCGCCCTCTCAACTTCGCGCAGCAGGCACTCGTAGTGCGAGGGCCCCCAGTACGCACACCCAGGCCCATGCGTGCCGACACGACCGGCGCGGTTTTCTTCCCATATCAGGCACTTGTTCAGGCGCTCAACTTCTAGCGCCATTTTCTCGGTTTCTGTCATACCTAGCAGCCAGTCGGTGGTGACACCGAACCAGCGGGCGAGGATTACTAGCTGCTCTGCACCGGGTTCCGATGTGCCCTTCTCCCAAAGATTCACAGCCGAAGGGCTACGCTCCATCCTTCTTGCTACATCACGCTGAGTGACGCGCGGGAGCATAGACATGCGTGCCTGCCGAATGCGCTGTGCCAATATAGATTTCACGAGTTCCGCTCCTTCAATAGGGCTTCAATGTCAGCGATCAGCTTGAGCATCCACGGGGACAACTCACGGTGCGTTAGCTGCTCCAGGTCTTGCGGGGTGAGGGGTTTCCATTCGGAGGTCATTTGGCGCTCTTATAGGTGTGCTCAAGGCAAGTAAAAGCTGCCACGTTGTCGTAGGCCCGGCTCCCTTCCCATGACCATGTATAGACGCTGACCCTTGGGCTACTGATTGAAATGTTGCCGATGGGTGCCTTACAGCCCTTGACCTCGACATACCAGCGCCAAGATAGATCACCATCAGAAATTTCCCACAGCGCGGTGAGCGTCGGGTCTGCTTTGAGGCCGGAAGCCACAAGCGTGCTGCGTAGCATTCGGTAGTTAGTTGTTCCGATGCTGAACGTGCCAATATCGTTGGCGTGGCTATTTCCGGCGCAGGCTAGCAATGCGCCGAGCAGGAGGGGCTTAACTTGCCAAGGTCTAACAGTTAGACTCATTTCTCATCTCCTACCGTATATAGATCATGCACACGGCTACGAGCGCGACCATGCCCAGCCCGAGGCCGAACAGCACTCCTGCACCATAGCCCTCTGCGTAGGCTTCTTCGTATAGCTTGTCGTATTCGTCATCACTCATGTCTGCTTCCTTAGATTGATTGCTTTGCCTGATTTAACTTCTCGGGTTGCCAGCTTTATGGCCGAGTCCATTTCACGTACGGTTACTACTTCCATCTGTGCATCGTGCAGCTCCATCAGGCCGTTGATCGCTCCGATCTCAGGCCCGGTTGGTACATACTTCTGGAGCTTGTGACTGCGGTGCACGATACTGACCAGCGCCTCGCGTCCGGCGTCCACCTGCTCGCCATATTCACGGCCAAAGCCCATCCTGCACAGGGCCTCGGTGACGTTGTACATAGCGATGATGGAACTCATCTGCGAGGGGTTGGCCCGGCCTTCTAGCAGAGCTACTACCGCCGCATGGTTTTTGATTTTTAAATCTAACAGCTGATCATCATGCGACGTCATTGGGGCAAACCCGTCCAACACATACCGCATCGGGTTGAGCAGGACGCCCTTGGGACGGTACTTACTACGTTTGCGCATACGACTCCTCGGACCTTAGCGCAGCCAGCGCCTGACGTACCAACTCTCGTGCTTTCTCAGCATCTTCTCGACCCTGGGCTGTTTGTAAGTGAGCGCCGGAGTGAATGGCTACGCCGAGCAGACTATCTGCCGCACGAAGTGCGGAGCTAAGTAGTTCCTTGTTCATCGTTCTTCTCCGTAGGTTGGCTTGGGGTATTGCGAGCCTTTACATTGGCTGTGCAGGTAGCGCAGCGCCAGCGTTTGCCGCTTGCTATGCGTACCCACACCCCGCCAACATCAGGACGTCGCTTCATGCAGTTGCTACAAAATCTTGGCTCAGTCATTAGCACCTAGTTTCATCGAACGCTACCAGCTGGCAGTGTTCGTCTATTCGAAACCACAGAACTCTAACAGGCGGCGGGTCGACTACGTTCAAAAAATGCTCACCCATCGCGGCTACATTCAGGATTAACAGAAGCCACTCAGGCCGCTGGCTTAGCGGCCCGGACTGATCGGTCACAGTGGGGTGATTTTCTGTGACGGGGTAAGTTGTAAGGTGATACACCTCCACATCTTCGGCGTACCGCACTTCCCAGCTCACGACTTCTCGTCTTCAAGCTTGGTCACAAGCTCAAGTGCGCCCACCTCGTCGTCAGGCATGACCTTGAGACCCATGTTGTTGGCCGGGTCGAACGAACGCAGTAGGTGCAGGTAGTTCGTACCGCCGTGGCCCCTGTTGTCGCCCACCCACTTCTGGTCGATGCGTTTGGCGGTTTGTAACAGGTCTACGAGTTTGTCCAGTTGCTTGCCGTCGAGGATGGCACGGGTACCGCCGATATCAATAGTAAAGCGCATGGTGTCTCCCAGTTAGTCGTCAATTTCAAATGTTATTTCGTCGATCTCACAGCTCTCGATGAACATCGCTTCGCTTGTCAGGTCCTCGTACTCAGCTTCCAAAGACTGTGCTATCTCCGAGGCAATCTCCTCACACCATTCCTTTGTCGCAGCTTCGAGGCCGGCACGGGCCCACTCGTCGTCGACCATCTCCTGCCACGCATCAGTGGGCAAGTCTGCAAAGATGCCGCACGGCTCCGAGTAGTGGAGCTGCTCCTGCACCGACAGGCGCATGTATCGGTCCCTGTGGGTGTACACACTGATGTAGCTGCCGTCCACCTCGATTGCCAGTGCCAGCGCCATGAACTCCTTGTCCAAGCCGTAGTGCCGCATAACGTCGATCAACTCGACACGGCCCTCGAACGCCACTTCAGTGCGCCACAAGTCGAAGTAAATGTTATCTATGCGCACACCCAGCGGCTCGTACTTCTCGACGTACATCTCCTTGACGCTATCCCACCAGTCGTCGTACGGCTCGTGCTCACACCACTTGCAGTACTCTTTCTCAAACCGGTGTGGGTCTTGTTCCTGTAGTTCTCTAACCGTTAGGCTCGGCATCACCGTCTCCTTCATATAGCGCATGCACTGCGCTGAGTACCCAGTGGGCGTCCTCGTTGCCACTACCCGCGAGGGCAGCAACCGCTAGGGGATTCAGGTCGAACAGATAGCTGAGCTCAGGCCGAGCCAGCAGAGCCACACACGCATCGCAGGCCCACATAGGTGCCCAGTGCCCATGTTTGCCGAGCCACGACTGAGCCACAGCTGACCGGATGACCGGATACACAGGGCGGGAGTTGTCGTGCGCCCACTCATCCTTGCGGGTCTTGGCGACCTCCATGATCTTCAGCACAAGGTTCCGGTTCGGATGCGAGTCAAACTCCTCCTCGAACAACACAGTCGGGGACTTCCAGTCGCGCCAGTGCGCTTCGTCTAGCAGGCTCATATTTTGGTCTCCTCATACATAGCCCGCACTGCCGGATACAGCAGGACTGCTGCGAGGTTGTCATGCGCGGCCAATAACTTAACTGCGTCAGGGGGTAGGTCGAGGATGTACGCGCAGTCGTCCCATGCAACTAAGGCCGCTATAGCGCCCCAAGCAGCGGCCCGAGCAGCGGCCCGAGCAGCGTCCCAAGCAGCGTCCCGAGCAGCGGCCCGAGCAGCGGCCCGAGCAGCGGCCCGAGCAGCGGCCCGAGCAGCGTCCCAAGCAGCGGCCCGAGCAGCGTCCCAAGCAGCGGCCCACAGATTCGGATGTGTTGTGCAGTGTGCGAGCACTCTGTCGATGTGTTTGGCGTTGGGTAAGTGTGCCCATGCAGTCATCTCAGTCTCCGATGTGCACGGACGCACCGTACGGTGGTCTAATCGATAGACTTGTCAGCGCCCACAGCACCGGGTACTCGGGGCTCTGGCCGAACGGCGTCTCGCCGTCGGTGAGGACGACGCAGGCGTCTGGCTTGATGTGCTTAGACTTCATGTAGTCCCATGCGACGGGCAGGTTAGTGCCGCCACCGCCGCGCGGGGTGAGCGACGCCACAGCGAACTGGCCATTCTCGAACGTCTGGTGGGCAGCCACCTCGGTGTCCACATACAGCACGTCCACGAACGCAGGCTTAACCTGCTCGACGATAGCCGCCAGCTCACTGGCGAACCGCGTGGCGATGCTCGTGTCGAAGCACGACCCGCTCGTGTCGAGCACCACCGCCAGCCTTGTCATGACAGTGCTCTGCATGGACGGCAGATACACGTCCTCACCCAGGTAGCGTCGGTTCGGTCTGCGCCATGTGGACTCATCCCGGCCTGTGCAGGTGTCAGTCACGAACTCGCGCAGTACCTTGCGCCAATCTTGGCTAGGGTGCAGTAGCTCACCGAACTCCGGTGTATGGTCGAGGCCCAGCTGTTGTGCACGACGCTTGGCAATAATCTCACCCTGACGCAGCGCCCGGTCGATCTCGGCAGCCTGCACTTCCTGTGATGGGTTGCTTGCGTCGGAGGACTCCTCGTCCGGCAGGATGTGTTCGTCGAGCGGTGTGGGCATACCCCCGCCGTTATTCTTGAGGTCGTCGTATATCTTCTTCACCGACCAGCCACGGTACTTGGCATCGGGCTGTACACCCACCTCGGGCATGGCAAGGAACCCCTCGCCCTTGTCCATGTCGATCAGCGACAGGTTCACGAAGTGATCGGCAGCAATGTTAGACAGCGCCGGGCTCTCCTCCATGAGACTGCGCCATACGACCATGTGACGATAGGCTTTATGCTGCTGCTCGTGCAGGATGAGCAGGCGCAGCTGTGGGTCGGTCAGGGTATTAACGAAGTCAGGGTTGATGAACACGTTCCACCCGTCCGTGGCAGCTGTGGGTAGGGTGTCCGTAACTGTGAGCTTGCCGCAGGCCATGACGCCGCTGTATCGGCAGAAACGAGGATGGCGCATGATGGCTATCTTGGCTTTGTTTATACGGTCGAGACTATTCATATGGATTCCTTGGGATAGATGGTCTAACAGTTAGGCTGCAATTACTTGACGCGGAGTACCTCAACTACGTTGTCGTCGCGGTTGACGGACGTGATGGCAGAGCCCTTGCCCCACTTCTCTGAGAACCACCCGGCCATGCTGCCGCGCAGTGACTCCATGTCGTAGTGCTTGGTAGGCACCAGCACCATGTCGCCCGGCTTGAGGTCCTGCACCAGCGGGCGGTAGTAATTGGCCAGCTCACCCCACGGCACAGATCGGGGTTTCTTGGGCGGCACAACGACCAGCGTGCCGTACTCCGTGCCATCCGGAGCAATGATCTTGTACTCGGCCTTGATTGCCTTAAGCAGGGTGAGGGCTTTGGTTAGTGCTGCATTCGTAACATTATTCATAACAGTTCCTTGGGTTGATAAAAGTTAATTAGTCTTGATACAGGTAAGTGTGTCCGTCCCACTCCAGCTCGGAGTAGTCCTGCCGTACGTTCTTGGCCGTCGCATTCCAATCGATCTCGACGTACCACGGCAAGTTGGGCGGTATATCTCCGCAGTCCTTGAGCAGCTCTTCTACGTAATCCGGGAAGTAATCTTCTGCGATTAGGTAGTCGGCAGCGCCCATTTCCTCTAGCAGGTCGGTCAGGGTGCGCCATTCCTGCCCCGAGTCGGTCTGCTTCTCCCAGATCCGGGCGGCTTCCTCACGTACAGTGTCCTCGTCTTGGTCGTCCGTCAGGTTCTCGCACGTCTCATCCAATAGCGCGTCGCGCTCCTGCTCCAGCTCCCAGATAGCCTGCTCGATCTCTTGGCGGGGGATAACATCGTCATGCTCCATAGCGGGCCTCCTTCAGTAGTGCTGTTTGCAAACGCGTGAGGTCACGCTGGTGGTCATACATCCTCGGCTTGGGGATATACGAGCGACTGATGCGTGTCGGGTTCCAGTCCTTCACGAGCCGCACCAGCGTGCGGCCATTGCTTGTGGTTTCAATGCGCAGCACGACGGTCTCCTTTACTGATAAACGCTTCAAGCACCGCGATCAGATGGTCGCGATCAGCGTCCGGGCTGCGCAACTGCCGCACCACGATGGTCATCAATTCCTGCATAAGCTTCTCACGTTGCTGGTTAATCTCCATCAATCGGTTAACATTGTCAACTAATTGGGTAAATTTTTCATCTCTCATTTGACTCTTCCTTCACCTACATCGATTAGCTCAAGTGTCATGTTTAGCTCCTTAGTGGTCTAACCGTTAGACTCAGAAATACTTGCCCAACTGCGTGGCAGCCTGCCGGAACAGTGGGTCTGAGCAGGCCATCGGTGCCTTCTCGCGGTTGCCTGCCAGTGTGGTGATATACAGCGCCTTAGCCTCGAACGCGTCCCATCGCTCGACGTACTGCATCATTGCGCTGATAGTAGTCTTGCTCGCTGACGTAGCCAGCGCAAACGCCAAGATAAAGTACGCCGCTGCGTCGGTCGGCAGGGGGGCAGTCGTGGGGTTAGCCACAATCTCCTCCACCGTGGGCAACTTATCTGACAGGCGCAGCAGGGCGTCCATGTCCCGTGCAGCTGACTCACCGATAGTCCCTGCGAGGGCAGGCAGTATGGCTTCGCCTAGCGTCTGGCGATGCGTGATGAGATGGGAGGCATGGGCCAGAGAGCGTGGGCTACAGAAGGCACGAGTCTGATGCTTGAGCGGGTTGAATATGTACGGATTAGTGGATGTGGGGTCGTCGGCGTAACACTCGAACACCTGGGGGTACTGCTGCGCAAAGGCCAGCACCTCGGGTGCGATGGCATGGTGGGGGCTGGATGTGGATGTGGCCCAGTGAATCCATTCCTCCGACGTGGGGTTAGCAATCGGCACGACCGTCATGCGGTTGTAAGCATGAGCCGGCACGGAATCAGATAGTCCGTCGGTGTCGAGGTTAGTCGTAGCAAACACAATACTACCTGTGGGCAAGTAGTGCTCGCCCAGTCTGCGCTCAAGGATGACCGGCAACAACATGTTCAGCACAGGGCGGGACGCCTTGCCTAACTCGTCGAGCATGATCAGCACAGGCCGGGCTTGATGGGCACCGAACCGGGTACTCGGAGCGTAGGCAGTGGTGGGGATATCGTGCGAGGTACGGTCGATCAGAGGCAAACCCAAATCGCCGAGATCGAGATTGCAAGTATCTACATAACATACATGGTAGTCCGGCATGTTATGGGATAAGGCATGCAACATGCTGCTCTTGCCGATGCCCGGAGCACCTCGAAACATGAACGTATTCGTATGGCCACAGGTTTGAATAAGGTTCGTGGCTTGCTGCAAGGTGACTTTCATATGTGTCTCCATATACGTTGGTGAATAATTGCTAACACGGTTTGTTTTGATACACCGTACTCTTTGGCCAATGAGTTGGCCGACCTGCCGGTACTGCTTTCGGTTCGGATGGCGCGCACTTGATCTGGTGTCAGCTTTCGCAAGTGGGTATCTCGCCCTCGGGCTACCTTGTCGTCTGTGTTGTCTTGCACTGTTCCGGGCAACAAATGCTCTGGGTTAATACACCTGCGGTTGTCGCAACTGTGCCGCACCACGGGCGGTAAGTACCCATGCACAAGAAAGAACACCGCACGATGCCCTACCTCTGTTGGTATACGAGAGTTCTTGGGGAACTTGGCATAGCCGTTTCGGTAAACAGCACCCTGCCAATCCATACACCGTCCAGTTCGCGCTGTGTTCTGCAAATAATCGTCTACTGTTTTGTACTTAGCCCATCCTTTGTATCCTCCTATTTGATTGTTGATGGCCTTTGTGCGTGACGTATCCACTACCAAACATCCGCATGATCTTGTGCTTCCGCGTCGCAACGAACTGGACGACACTGCTTTCTGCGCACCGCAACTGCATTGGCAAAACCAATACGCCCGCCCATTAAACTTCCCGCGGAATGCA